TACGACGATTTGGTGGATTCCACCACGCAGGCATTAATGCGTTATCGACAGGGTGGCTTTATTGGTTTAGAATCTGACGACGATATGCAGGATAATTATCCGCGCAGGTTAAAAGAGTATTACTAGGAGTACACAATGGCAGACAAAGGCGAAAAGATAAAGGACCAAGGCTTTGTTCCTTACGCAAAACAGAAAACCCAACCTACGACCAAAGGACCTAAACCCGGTGCGGGAAAAGGCAAGAGCCGTGGTGGGGGAGCCGCCCTCAGAGGCACCAAGTTCACTGGCGTATTTTAGGAGATCCCCATGGGACCACTTAAAGGAATCCTAAGCCTTTTACAAGGACTGGGTAAGGGTGCAGGAAGCAAGATAGATGAGGTAGTGGCCGCTCAAAAACAGGGCTGGAAAGAAATGCCTAAAAATATTGGTATATATGTTGATGAGCTAAAGAGAGAAAAAGCAATTGTCGACGAACAGATGCGGGAAATGATAAAAGGTGCATCCGGGCAAAGAGGACAAGGAATTGGAAGCATAAGTGCCTATAGCCGTGCTGGGGCAGATCTTGAACGTCAACAAAATTTAATTGCCAAAGCTATTAAGCTTAATGAAGAGCTTATAAAAGTTTCTGGTGATGAGCTAAAGATAGCACAACTTATACAGGAAAATAGGTCACTAGACCAATTATGGAATAGTATAAAACAAACGGCAACCTATGGAACAGGAGTTGGACTTGGAGGAGGAGCGGGTTATTTATTTGGAAAAAGGGGTGAGGAAGAAGCCGTTGAAGAAATGGAGAAAGCAACACAGACTAAGCCCACGTTCCGAGAAAAAATTGAATCGGGACAATGGGGAGAAGATGTCGGAGAATTTTTAATAGACATAATTTCCCCCTTCCCAAGACAGGACTAATGGCCGAGAATAAAGTACCCACTAATATCGAGAGACTTTCTGATCTCATTGATCTGGAGGTCGAGGATGGCACGGAAGTTGAAATAGAAGAGCCTTTGGCCCCCAACGGTGAGGTTTCCGTGGAGCTATCCGATGTCGGTGAGGCACAGGTCAATTATTTTCCGGACGAAGATCCCATGGGAGAGGTGCCCTTTGACGCCAACCTGGCGGAACATCTGGACGACACGGACCTGGGCAGAATAGCCAATGATTTAATCGGGGAGTTTGAAGAAGATCGCAGCAGTCGTTCCGAATGGGAGGAAGCTTATGTTAAAGGTCTGGAACTGTTGGGCTTTAAATACGAGGAAAGGGACCGCCCTTTTCCCGGTGCTTCCGGTGTAACCCATCCACTGTTGGCAGAGTCCATAACGCAGTTCCAGGCACAAGCCTTTAAAGAGCTATTACCCCCGAAAGGACCGGTCAAAACCCGTGTTATGGGGGACGAAACCCCGGAAACGGAGGACCAGGCGAGAAGAGTCCAGGAATTTATGAATTATCAGATAACTACTGTAATGGAAGAATACACCCCGGAAATGGACCAATTACTGTTCTATTTGCCGTTGGCGGGTACCGCATTCAAGAAAGTTTATTACGACGCGAGCAAACAACGCGCCGTCAGTACGTTTGTCCCGGTGGAAGATTTGGTGGTCCCATATACCGCCAGCGATTTGGCCACTTGTGAACGTATAACACATATTGTCAAGATGACGTATAACGAAGTTCGCACTCAACAACTCGCGGGTTTCTATCGGGACATTCCGCTACAGCCTGCGGAAACCAATATTGCTAATGACCCCAAGGACAAGGAAGATGAACTCGAAGGCATTCGTCCTGGGGCCAATGAAATGCTTTATGAATTACTGGAATTTCATGTCTCTACCGATATACCGGGCTTTGAAGATCCGGACGGTTTTCATCTCCCCTTCATTATTACTGTCGATCGTACTTCCGGACAGGTCTTATCCATCCGCAGGAACTATCGACCGGACGATCCACTCAAAAGAAAAATACAATATTTCGTACACTACAAGTTTCTCCCTGGTCTTGGTTTTTACGGCTTTGGGCTAATTCACATGATCGGCGGTTTGTCACGGACGGCGACCGGTGCTCTTAGACAGCTCATTGATGCCGGAACCCTGGCTAATCTCCCCGCTGGGTTCAAGGCCAGGGGACTCAGAATTCGTGACGATGAAACACCGCTGGAGCCGGGTGAGTTCCGGGACGTGGACGCACCGGGCGGAGCACTCAGGGATTCCCTGGTGCCACTGCCTTACAAGGAGCCATCACAGACACTCATGCAATTACTCGGTTTTTGCGTGGAGGCCGGACAAAGATTTGCTTCGATAACGAACCTACAAGTAGGCGAAGGCAATCAGGAACTGCCGGTGGGTACGACCATGGCGCTACTGGAACAAGGGACCAGAGTCATGTCGGCCGTGCACAAGAGATTGCATTACGCCCAGAAAACAGAATTTAGAATACTGGCTAGGCTATTCTCTGAATTCCTTCCCCCGCAATATCCCTATCAAGTGGTCGGCGGCGACCAGGCCATTAAGCAATCGGACTTCGATGATCGCGTGGATGTCGTTCCCGTCAGTGATCCAAACTTCTTTTCCATGAGTCAGCGAATTACCCTGGCACAACAGGAATTGCAATTAGTACAAAGCAATCCGGAAATACATAACATTAAAGAATCCTATCGCAGAATGTATCAGGCCCTTGGTTCTGAAAACATCGACGCCTTATTTGTTCCCGATCCACCACCTCCCGTTCCGGTGGACCCCGCCCAAGAGGATGGTGCGGCCTTGATGGGTGCACCTCTGATTGCTTTTCCAGAGCAGTTACACATGGTACATATTGAGGTGCATTTATCCTTTTTGGAAACGGGTATTGCCATGGCCAATCCGGCGGCGATGCCAATGTTGGTATCGCACATTTTCCAGCACGTTTCATTGGAGGCACAAAACCTGGCGGATCAACAAATGCCGGAGCCACCACAACAAATGCCTCCGCAGATGCAACAAGGAGGTATGGCACAACCACCGCCACCACCTAATCCGGAAAAGGAAGCGTTGAAGGCCAAAATAGAATTGGAACTTATTGAACAAATCATGCCGAGACTTGAAAATGTGATGTCACCGCCGGACGATGGCGTGGTCGCATTGAAGCAACAAGAACTCGCTATACGTGCAAAAGAAAATGAAGATGATAAAATAATTGCCGAGAAGAAAATTAAACTGGACAAAGCCAAGCTTAGACAAAAGGATCAGTCCGAAGAGGAAAAGATAAAATCGCAGGAAGATATTGCGGCATTGAAGGCAAACGTGGAAAGACAACGTATTAAACAGGAAAAGAAATCCGGGAGTAAGGACTAATGCCATTACCCTTTAATTTTCAAAATGGTGGATATGTAAGGCCTATTGCACACCAGACTTATAAAGATAGACTGGACGAATCCCTGGGCATGCGCCATGGACCGGAAAGGGATTTTACCCAATCCTTGGCCGATCGCCGAGATGAAAGTATCGGTGCTTCGTTAGGCAGATACGGAGAGCCTGGAGCACCTGTAGTTACGCCCCCTGTCGTGTCACCAACACCTGTAGCCTCTCCGACGACCACCGTGAATTTTCCAGAATATGGAGGCAGTTATGATTATTATAGAGATCCAACAATAACAGCAAGCACATACGGGGAGCCTGGAATTCCTTCGGCCCCACCAGTTCCTCCTCCTTCGGCCCCACCAGTTCCTTCTCCTTCGGCCCCAGTTTCTGTACCTGCTTTACCTGAACGAGTTTGGAGAGAAGGACAGGAAGGTAAGTTGGGAACTGAAGATAGTATGATGGCTATAATACAATATTGGACAGATTGGAAAAACGAGCCTACTTCCCCTGCCTATGGTTTGACCATGGATGAATTTTATAATACATATTATCCCCAGCCAGTTTCTTCTGACCCCAATGCAGCCGTGGCCGCCGCAGTTGGTGGTGGTTCACCACAGCTAGGAGCAGGGAGAGCAGAACCGGGAGGAGCATCTTCCCACCCTCGTTCCGCAGATGAAATAATTGCTGATGCAGTGGCAGCAGCAGTAGGAGGAGGAACTACAGGAACAGGAACCGCCCCAGTTGATGCAGGAGGATTTCCTGCTAATCCTTATGTGGGTCAGGTGTATATAGATGCAAATCATGTGACTTGGACCTTTGCTCAAGGACAATGGAATAGAGTAGATCTTGCTAGTGAAGAAACAGGAATGGGAACAGGAATGGGAACAGGAATGGGAACAGGAACAGGAACCGGTACAGGAACCGGTACAGGAATGGGAGCAGGAATGGGAGCAGGAATGGGAGCAGGAATGGGAGCAGGAGCAGGAGCAGGAGCCGGTTTGCCGGGAGAACCTGAAACCGGGGGAGGTGTCGGTACTATGCCAGGGGAAATATCCGGAGGAGTAGGAACAGGAGCCGGAGGACCTGGAGCCGGAGATACTACCGGAACCGGAGGAGCCGGAGATACTACCGGAACCGGAG